CATCTGCTGCTGGTTGTTGTAGTCCTGCATCCGCATGCTGTTGGACACATCAGCCAGGTTCTTTTGCAGCGACTGGGCCGCGTTCTGGTTCATCTCGTTGACCCCTGCGTTTCCGAAGGAGCCGGACTTCACCATTGCGGTGTTGTAGGCAGGCTGAACCGCCGTGTTCCAGTTGCGCACGATGTCGCCCTGTGCGGCATCGATGTTGGCCTGTAGGTACGGGTTGCCTTGCCCGAGATAAGGATTCGTGTATCCAGCCATGTTTTCTCCAGCGCATCACTGCGTTAGGACGTTGAGATCAATTGCCCGTGAGGTATCTACACTGCACGAGGGTTCCAGGCGTGCCGCCCACGGTGACCAGCCAGCCCACCACTACATACTTCGACCCTGCGGTTCCGGCCTCTACCGGAGCACTGTTCCGGATGAAATCGCCTTGTGCATACGTGCCAGTCGTCGGGATCGATGAGGCGACGAGATCACTCCCTGCCATCCTTCCGTCGCCGATCTGGTTCACCTTCATCGCAATGTTGCGGAAGGTCTTTGTAAGGGTGAAATTCAGGTCCCGCGCGTACTGTGAATCGGTGTTCAGCGGGAGGGCTGGGTTCTCTTCGAGCTTCATCGCCCACCCACTACGATTGGTTTGGCATCGAAGGCCGATTCCTTGTGGTCTCCCGTGAAGGAGAACCGGATTCGGTGGAATCGCCCCGACTGCCGAAGGTCGAACTTCCCATCGTTGATGGCGTTCGTTGCCCCAACGGTCAAGGAATCGCCTTCGTTCATCTTGGTATACCCCGTCGCCGTCGCTGTGGTCGGAGATTGGAGGAACCGAACCCGCGCCCTGTCGATCATGGTCACCGCGTCATCGTCCCCGGTATCCCCCGTGGTGAAGCTCGACGCCCCAGTGGTCCCCGTCAACGTGACGAGCTGATGGGTCGAATCGAAATATGCCGGTGTTTGCCCTCCAGACACCCAGTATTGGGAGTCGAAAGGGATATTCGGGAGGGTGTCGATGGTCGAGGCGTAGGAGTTCAACCCGTCGATCGTCACGCCTGGAGCGATGTAGTTCAGGGGAGCCTCTACAACGACATCGTGCCGGCCCCACTGCTTTTTGAGGACATGGAAGACAAGCGTTGCATCGCAAGAGCCCGTCGAGTTGAGAGACGGATAGCTCACATGAACAAGGTTGTTTTGCTTGTCGTAGATGGCTTTGGTCCGATACCGATAGGTGGGACTGGAGTTGTTCAGGAACCACTGACGGACAACCCCGGTCCCGATGGGCACGGGTCGGGTTCCATCGAACAGCCAGAAGTTGTCGTTCGAGACGATGAAATGCGCCCCGCCGATGTCGCACACAGCCTCCTGACCTACAGCGCCACATTCACCACCGGGAACCAGGTTCCATTGCCAAACCACAGGCGTCCCAGCGAATACCCCGACGAACACGGCCCGCTGCTTGTAGGCGACAACGTAGTCACCGAGGGTCAGCGCGGCTTGAATCGCGCCTTCGATCGCAATCAGGCGACCAGTATTTGCGAGGGTCGAAACAGCAGGCGTCCAGTTGGTCTGGTCACCTTGAGCGCAGCACCACCAGCGGTCTTGGGATTGCCCAAACGTCCCATCGTTCGTGTTGAACGCAATGACGAAATTGTTCGAAGCAGAGACGACAATCTTGGCCTTCGGAGCGCCAGCAATCGCAGCAAACGCACCAGAAGCCGACGACTGCATGGCATCCGTCAGGTTTGAAGCAATGGTGGTGTTGCCGAACTGGCAGAAGCTCCAACGGGATTCCGTCGATCCTGTGTAGCTTCCTGCGCTCCGGTCGGTCCATGCTCCCGCTACCAGCTCATAGAGCTTGGTCTGAGTGCCGGCAAACAACCGGCGAGTGCCATCCAACTGGGTTGCTACCACCGCACCGCGGCATTCCGCAGCTAGCGCAGCCACCGACGCAGCCACAGGCGTAGGAGCGCCCTTGAACCCGGCTTCATAGGGAATGATGTTCGTGCAGTCGGTGAAAATCCCCGGCGTCATGAGGTCGCTATCTGGAGAAAAACCGACGATCGGCGTCATACCTGCTTCACCCTCAAAGCCGAACCACTATGAGACGAGCGCTCGTCCACGTCTTGCAGGTTGTTCACTTCCTGCTTGTAGAGGCCATCCCACTGAACCGCCCCGTCCTTGTCCTTGGTGTAGAACGACCCTTCCCTCAGACACGCATAGAGGTAGATGTTGGGATGATTCGTCAGCAGCCAGTTCGTGGAGTTCGTCGCCAAGGCTCCGAAACGGGCGTAGTAGTAGACGTTGACCGTGTACACCGCATCAGGTGACGGGCCAAACAGCATGTTGTCGGCCTCGATCGTGAAGACGTAAGGACGGCCAGAAGGTCCACCCTCCGGATACTTCACGTCCATGTGTTCGATGTTCACGTACTGGCACGGGGTTTCCGGGTCGCCATCAATCGAGACGTTCTCGAACTCCAGCCAATCTGTTGGGAGCGCAACCGCCCGGGTAGATGTAGACGTGGAAAGCGTCGTGCTCGTGATCTGCTTCCTCAGACGGAGATCACGGGCGATCTTGCTTTCAGCAATGGTCACGAAGTCAGGAATGACCGCCGTCAGATCGGTGCGGTTCATCCATGCCGCGACGGATGCCAGCAGATCGGTGTAGGTTGCGAGGCTCACAGGCGACCTTTCCAGATCCGGAAGTGAGCCAACGCCGGATCGTTGAGCATGCGCTTCTGATGCTCATGGTTCACCATGAAATCGTGCATCAGGAGGTTGTTGCGGTTGCAGTAGTCCTCGATGAACACCATCGGAATCGAGGCCGCATGCTTGAAGTCGTCCGAGCCGTGATAGCCCTCGTTGTGCAGGGCCTTGGCCTGTTCGGCAATCGGCACGCAATCCTGCGTCCGCTGCGTGACCATCTTCCCGTCTTCGAGGTGGAAACGGGTGGACAGCATCACACCACCCCCGGGTAAAATGACGAGGCCCGCACAGTGCTATCAACACCGACGGGCCTCTGACCACAACGCAAAAGGACTGCATCATGGCTAAGGCCGATCTTACACAAGAGCGACTGCGCGAACTCTTTCAATACAACGAGGAAACTGGCGTGTTCACGCGCAAAGTTACCGTTGCCCCGCCGAAGGCAATGGCCGGGATGATTGCCGGCTCCCTTGGGAATCAAGGCTACCTTCTCATCATGGTTGACCGACGCACGCATATGGCACACCGGTTGGCATGGCTTTATGTTCATGGAGTGTTTCCTAAGGGTGACATCGACCATATAAATGGGGTTCGTAGCGACAACAGAATCGCCAATCTGCGAGACGCATCCCGCTCCCTCAACATTCAGAATTCGCATGGCCCACGGCCAACGAACAAGTCGGGATTTCTTGGTGTTTGTTGGAGCAAGAAAGAGGCGAAGTGGGTCGCTCAGATCACGCTCAACTACAAAAACACCCGTATCGGCAGCTTCGATTCTCCAGAAGAGGCGCATGCAGCTTATTTGCTGGTGAAACGTCAAGTTCATCTGGGCTGCACGATCTAAAAACTAGACGTTCTCCAGGGGGACTACGTTCACCTTGCCGGCTGACGTGCCTTGGATGTACGCAATGTTCGTAGCACCGCTGACAACCATGATCACGCTGTCAGCAGGTTGGATCAGGGTGTCATTCGCCGTCGCGACTACCGTGTTGTCGCCCAGCTTGACGTAGCACTCATTGATGCCCGCCACACGGATGTACCGGGGGCGATTGCCTGCGGAATCGTTGGGGATCGCGGTTCGAGCCGATGCAGCGCCAGTGGCAGCAGTGAAACCGGTCTGCGTGATATTCAGCGGACCGCCTTGGTAGGTCTGAGACATATGCTCTCCAGCGCTTCGCAGCGTTTGGGAAATTGGGAGGCAGGGACCGGAGTCCCCGCCAGGATCACAGGACCGCGTACAGGACGGCGACCGTGAAAGAGCCAGCGCTCGATGCAGTGCCGGTCTCCGTGTACGTGCACGAGACCGACTGCGAGCTGGCCGAAGGAACCCAGTTGGCCGTAGCCGCCTGGCTGAAGTTACCAATCGCCGCCTTCACGTCCTGAGCGGTCGAGAAGTAGGTGTTGGAACCACCAGCAAGACCAACGGCAACCGTGGCCGTGGTGGCAGCGTTGGAAACCACCGGGACCTGCACGAAGATCCCGAGGATTCGTGCGTTTGCCGGCAGAGTACCAACGGTAACGGTGTTGGTAGCGCCGCGAGCGACGTTCCAAGTGAGCGCAGCGACGACCGAGCCGACAGCCGACGACGCATCGTCGATTGCTGCCAGACCGCCGCCGGGGGTTTGGATCAGTTGCTTACCCATGGCTCAATCTCACTGCACGTCGTAGACGGCACCGTGGGCCTTGGGAGCTCGGCACTCCAGCGTGTACTCAGCCAGCAATTGCTTGCGGTCCGAGTCGCCGGTCTTCGACAGGTCCCAGGTCGAGAACGGACGCAGGTACGACACCGCCAGCATGTCCATCTGGAGGATGAACACATCACGGGTGCGCTGGAAGCGGTTCGGAACGGCCTTGATCGTGCCGAAGTCCGAGACGTAGAACTCCACCGATGCGTAGAGCTTTTCGTCTTCCGACTTGTCCATCCGCGTTGCGTTGCCGGTGAAGGTCGAGAACGTCTGCTTCAGCGCCGGGGGCAGCATGATCGTGTCGGGCTTGCCGCCAGCGGTGAACTGGAGTTGGAGAACCGACTTGACTTGGGCTTCCGTGAAGGAGCGCAGCGTGCCGTTGGTGTTGCCCGTGTTCGCCGTGTAGCTTGCCAGCGTGCCGCCGCCGTTGGAGGTGTTGTCCACCACCCAACCCAGCAGACCGCGAGACTGACGCGGAGACGTTGCCGTCACATCGTTCTGGGTCAGGCCGAACTCCATGTCGCGCTTCAGTTCCATGCCCTTCAGGCTGATCTGATAGGCCATCTCGTTCTTGCGACCCGCCGAGTTGACGGCTTGCTGCGAACCAGCGACCGACACAGTCTTCGACGAGATCTGGGTACGGTTGGTCAGGCGCACGGTCGGGGTGACGGCCACGGCAGTAGCGTCATCGCCTTCAGCCTGCGCGTTGTTCGCCGCGGTGGCGAGATCCTGCGTTTGCCACTCGTGGAGAGTCGCTTCGGCAGTGTTCTTGGCCGACATGCTCAGTACCGGGGTATCGGTGGGGGCGATGCGGTAGATGATGTCCGAAAGATCCTCACGGTTGCCGATTGCGGCAGTGGTGAGGTACGTATTGGTAGGTGCAGTCATTTCAAACTCCGGCGCTTCTCAGCGTTAGGGGTTAAAGCAAGCCAGCGATCAGGCTCACGGCATCTTCGGCACGTCCCGATTTTGCCAGCCTCTGATAGCTGGTGGAACGCTTGTCGATGTGCTGCGCTTCCCCGTTGGTCGGTCGCTCCACTCTTGCGGGAGCGGCTTGGACCTTCTTCGCGGCAGCGGCAGCCTTTGCCATCATCTCGTCGTACTTCATTGCCTTGTACGACTGAATAATGGCCCGATGATCGGTGACGGAATAGATCTCCTGCTCAGAGAGCCCCTGTGTCTTCAGGTAGTCCCGCAAAGCAGTAGCGCCAGCCTTCAGCTTGGCCTCGTCCTTCCACTCCGGAATCTTGGCGATCAGTTCCTGACGCTGACTCTCGACGTGTACTTTCAAAGCCGCATCATGCTCGGCCTTGGCTTTGGCCTGAATCTGCTCCTGCTGCTGGTACGTCTGCTGCAACTGAGCTTGTCTGGATTGCGCCAGGTGCTGTTGCCTCAGGTATTCAACCGGATCTGATTCGAGTAGCTTCTGCCAATCGATGTTCTGTTGCTCTTGCAACTGCGATTCGAGCACCGCTTGAGCCCGTTGGAGGCCCTGCATGTACTTGTCTCGCTCTTCACGGGCCTTCGCGGTCTCCGCTTCGAGCGTCTTCTTACGCTCGGCGTTCTCCTGCGACTTGCGCGTGTAGTCGTCCTGCCGAAGTCCACTCTTGTAGACCTCGGCAATCTGCTCCTTCGTCAGTTCAACCATCTTGCCGTCGATTTCGACGGTGACTTTGCCTGCTTCCGGTTCAGATGGGGCGTCGTCGCCCTCTTCCTGAGTATTCGGCTCTGCCGGGGTTTCCGGCTCTTCCTTCTCAGGCTCCGCGCCCTCGGTCTTTTCTTCCTTGGGCTCTACGGGAACAAGCGCCGCGGCGAGCGCTTGAGCGGCCTGGTTGATGTCCAGGCTACCGCTTTCAGTGGGTGTCGAAGACGTGTCCACAATCTCTCCTATGCCGACGCATCACTGCGCTGGGCGTACACAACAAAAGAACCCTCTCGGGCTATCCATGGGGGTTGTGCGGCCCCTGAATCACGTTGCCGGATTGGCTGCCAACCAAGCATCCATCTCATCGATGTCCGCCTGTACCCTG